CATCGTAAAAGTGATGAATCTTGTGTACGTAATCTGTACCTAGTTCTGTCTTGTCTGTTGTTAAAACTTCAATACCTTTACGTGCCGCCAAACGACCACGCTTGTCAATTACAGCGTTATCAGCTACGTCAGCGTAAGACGGATCTTGCGCTATCGGGGAGTCTTCTGTGTTGACCCCTTTAAAACCGGGAGCAACTAAGTTAATGCTTTGTAGTGGCTGGGCCATCTAGCGTCTCCTACGGTGTGTACCAAATAGTTTCTTCAGGGTGCTTCTGGGCGTCCAGAGCAATAGCGTCAGACAGGTACTTGTCAGCAATAGCAAAGTACTCTGGTGTTGATGTACCACCTGTCTCCCCACGTTCACGAGCCAACAGAGCTACCGCCATGTGAATCACAGGCTGACTAGGAATAGCCAGTGTGTCAGAGTCAGAACTCAAGGCTACGTTCCTGATGACGCTCTTGACCTTCAGAGAGTAAACCCCGTCAGGCTTAGGGTACACATCAATCTGTGCGTCACCAGAGCCATCAATACCGCTGAACGTGTAGTACTGTGGTGCACCAGAGGCAGGAGTGTTTACTAAGAACTTATCGTCAAACCAAGTCTGTGGTCTGTACTCCATAACAATGTTAGACGTATCGTTAATGATGTTCAGGATCTTGCCTTGATCTTGGTAGCCAGTAAGCGAGTACGTGTAGTCATCAGCCGCCGTGGTGATCGTAAGGGTAGACCTAAGATTAGACCAATCCCAAGCGTTCTCTACAATTTGTTTCGCATCGTTAACAAAGTCACCAACCATTGTACTGTACGTATCATTAGTAACGGTTGTTACTGTGTCTTCTCGTAAACGCCTCAGTACGTTGTTTACTATGTCTAAATATGTCATACTATGTTTCCTGTCATCATGCCTTTCTTCGTCTTAGGCAGGGCTTCTAATAAAAAGTCTCTTATCGGAAATTGCATAGCTTGCTCTAACGAAACCCCAGCGGTAATAGTTGGGTCAAACATTCCCGGTTGTCCAGCAGGACTAAATGAGCTTAAACCAGAGCTTCCAAACATATTACCTCCGTCATCTCCACCACCACCAGTAGTAGTAGTTACGGGAGTCTCTTTACAGCACTGGTCCCACAGAGCGCCTAAATTACCTTCGGGTCTAGGAGATTCACATTCCACCAGTTTACATTTGTCTTCTTCTCCGCCACCGCCTCCTGTGGTAATTACAGTAGAGTCAGTACAGCAGGTATCCCAAGCTACTCCAGCTTCTCCGTCAGGTCTAGGAGACTGACACTCAACTAAAGTACAATCAACCTTAGTTCCTCCGTTTCCTCCGGTGTCTCCGGTTCCACTAACATCAGGACACTCAGAAAAACTATCTACATAAGGACCGGGAGTTTCGTTAGTAAAGCAATCCACTTTACCACATAGGTTGTAGTTGTCTGCATTAATAACAGAACAGTCAACATCATTTCCACCCGGACCTGTTGTTTTTATTAGAGGATTGCCGCAGAGGCCTTCTTCGTGTTGATCGGGGATAGTACCGTCTTTACACAACTCAGCACAAGACCCGTCTTCTTTAGTTGCTCTATCAGGGTCTGAACAAGTCTTAGTAGTGGTACTTCCCGTGTCTACAGTTGTGGTATCACCGGCAACTACACAAATTAAATTACCTTGTGCGTCTTCCTGTAATGTTCCTTGTTTGTTTGTAGCGTCGTCAGTACAAGCATCTCCAGCCTTACGAGTATCTCCAGTACTTCCCGTACCTCCAGTCCCTGTTCCAGTAGCTACACACGTAAGGTTCCCTTGTCCGTCATCTTGTAGAGTACCGGCTTCTTTGGTTTCTTCTACTGTACAAGCGTCTCCTGCTTTACCTCCTGTTCCAGTAGCTACACACGTAAGGTTCCCTTGTCCGTCATCTTGTAGAGTACCGGCTTCTTTGGTTTCTTCTACTGTACAGGCGTCTCCTGCTTTACCTCCTGTTCCATCTCCACCGCCACTGCCATCACCACCAGTACCAGTTCCTTTAAATATACAGTCTCCATTATCATCAAATACACCTTGTGTTCCGTCTTCCATGTTACAAGGAGAACCGGGAGTGTAAAAAATCTCATCAACGCAATCACCAATTACGTCGTTCCACGCTTGACCAGCGGGACATACTTTATTTATAACAGCAGTACAGATTCCAAATTCATCAGATTGATAACCTTCTAAACACCCGCCACATTCTTCTTCTTTTGTAGCTCCTGCAACTTGCTGTCGGTTTACGGAAGAACAATTAAAGTCACCAGAAGTAGCATCGCCTCCGTCTCCGGTGTCATCAGTACCTGTGGTTGTTACGGTAACTGTTGAGCCACCTTCCGTGGTATACGTTCCTCCTGTAGAACGAGAAGTCGTTTGCATCCAGTTCCAGAGAGTGTCGTACCAACTATCAGGAATAGAATCCATAGCTCCGCTTATAGAATCCCAAAGGGCGCTAGACCCTGAAACTTCATCAAAGCCCTGAGATACAAAGTCATTCCAAGCTAGTGTTGTAGTTTTTCCGTCGTATCCTACTAAATCTACATACTTTCCTTTAGCTGTTTCATAAATATCAACAGAGTCGTAACTTTCTGTTGCGTTTTCCCACCAATCTCCGCCTGTAATGTACTGCTCTACAAACTGGTTGTATGCTCCTCTGACGTTGCCAATTAACCCGCCAGTAAACTTTCCCGTACTTAAATCGTATTCCCCGTTGAGAACACCAAATAATTGAGAATCTTGACTAATTAATCCACCAAAGTCAAACTCAGTTCCTTTAATTAAGGCCTCTGCTAAATCTTTAGCTATTTCTGCACCAGCACCAAGAACACCTGATGACAGCACTGTTTCAAAGTCTATTTCTCCGTTTACGATAGCTTGCTCAAAAGCAGAAGAAATAGAGCTAGACAAAGCACTGTTTGCGGCGGCACTTCCTAAGTCAACAAAAGAACCTAGCTTTCCTCCAGCAAGAGTACCGACAACAGACCCAGCAATAGCCTTGAGATCACCGCCGGTTTGAACCGCTGTCATGGCTCCGTTAATTACTGCGGCTCTCTGGTATCCACTTAAGCCCTGCACAAAGCTACCAAGTAGACCTTCGTTAGCCAATCCTCCGGTCATAGCCGCCACAGCCAGAGACATAATTATGCCGCCAGTGTCGAGGCTCTTGTCTGCGTGGAAAGTCTTAGTGTAGTTACTACCGTTCCACCCGTATACGTGTCCACTTTCACCAGCAAAAGAAGTCTTGATTCCGTACTTATTAGTAAGATCTGAAAACATCTCTGGATTGCTCTCAGGCGTAAGGCCTTGAGCGTACAAAGCAGAGTTTTCGCTAACAAAGGACATATACTGGTCAAAAGTCATGTCAGGGTGTTGTTCCCTAAACACATCCATATTCAGAGTGCCAGTATCAAACGTTCCATCCCAGAAGGACTTAATCTGGTCTTCTGTGAACCAGTTGCCCTGCTGGGTTGCTGTTCTGTAGTCTTCACTGTACGTTGCGTAGTTCCCTCGTGCCTCACCGACTTCGATAGGCTGATGAAAGAAGTACACAGGTGTGCTGTAGTCTGGGTTAGTTATCCAACCGTTGGTAGTTAACTGCGGATTAGATAAGTAGTACTGCCCGTCAGTTCCTTGTACAACAGGGTCAGGTTTGTTTGCGCTAAACATCCCCTGTAAACCTAAGCCCATTGTGTCAGGAGAGTTAGCTAGAGCAGTCAAAGCTGTATTAATAGCTGAAGAACGCTCTTGAGCCTCTGTAGAGTTAGCAATGTTCCATTCAATAGACTCTAAAGATTCTCCAGAGTTCATCCAGTAGTAAAGACCAGCTTGCTCTGGATCACGGCCTAGATACTTTTGGTAAAGCTCAGTAATCTGTTGCTTTGTAGCCATAGGTTACTTACCGCCCTTCATCTGCATCAGCTTGTCAGCACCACGTATGCCAAAGCTGGCAGTCACGGCTACGTAAAGCAAGTACTGGTAGTAATCAGGTAGCTTGTCTAGCTCAACAAAAGCCATACCTACCCTCTGCATAATACTCAAGTCATCCATAGCAACTCCGTAACACACAGCCAACAGGGGCATCGACAGCACTATAGTAAACCACTCGTCTTTCCACGAGGTTGCACTAGCCGCCGCCATCTCTTGTTCCCACGTAGCTGTGTTCTTGATGACTTCCATCTTAGCTACGTGTTTAGCTTGTGACTGCTCGTGCTTGTTGTTAATCCAAGTTTTAGCGAGTCCAGCTATAGGGCCAATAAGTGCTGTCCACATATCTTAGTCTTTGTCCTTGTTCCTAAGTCCCTGTACTGTCTCTGTTTCCCAGATACGTATACCTGTCCAGATAATAGTAAACAGGGCGGCAATAGGCGGTAACAGTGACCCAAGTGCTCCTAACATAGTACCTACGCTCATTACATCAATTACTTGTTTTGCGGACTCATCCATTTTTAAACCCCTTGTATAATACTTGCGGTGGTCCAGATAATCCCAGCAGACACAAGTAGTGCCGTAATAATTGCTGATACATCTAGCATCATTCTTTGTTTTCTTCTTTGTTTGTAGATCAGCTTTTCACGTTTGGCTCTTATGTCACGACGCATCTGCATCATTTCTTTGTAGGTGTCCTGACCGTAAGAGTACATGATTAACTCTCTGATCTGCTTCTCTTGTTCCTCTATTTTCTTCTTGGCTATGACAGCGTTTAACGCCTGTGCTTCTACAGATTCACCGTCAAACAACTTCTTAAACAACGGTGGGTTTTCTGCTTCTTTCTCTGCTTCACGTAAGTCAGAAACAAAACCGTACCAGTGTCCTAACTTCTGAGCTACTTGCTCAATCTCAGCCCCTCTGGATACAAGGACTTCTATACCCTTGAACGCAGTAGACGCCATAGCTACCAAAGACAACGGGTCCATAGATTACTCTGGCTTTGTGGGCCATGTGATAGTCTGTGGAAACCCTGCTTGCTGTGGTACATCTCTGAGAGCCTGTCTGTAGGCCGTCATAGCGTCTGTCATGGACACATCAGACAGCCCGTAGTGGTCTGTAGCCTTCAACAGATCGTCCCGTGTAGCTCGTTCTGTGGCTTCTAGGGCGGCATTGTCAGCGGCTACCTTGGCGTCCTTCTGATCCTGTACGGTTACAGTAGTTTCTACACCGTCCTCGTCAGTCTCAGTGTATTCGGTAAACATCTCTTGAGTTACCCACTTTTCTTGCCACACACCATCGACCTGCTCTACGCCATCTTTGACAGCTACTTGCCATTCGCCAACATCAGGTGCATCAGTCTTTGTTACTCGTGCTACACCCAAGGCTTCTAGCGTTGCATCAGTCCACGCTTCAGGCAGAGACATGTGCTTGTTTTCTTGTCTTAGCTGGACTTTTGTTTTTGGCGTTCCAGTAGCCACTTCAACAAATAACATATTTGTCTCCTATTAAAACTTGGGTAGTTCCGCAGAAGGCGGTGTAAAGTTAGATGTGTATCTGGCTACGCCTTTGGTAATTCGTAGATCGTCTATGTAACCAACAAACGGATAACTAGAGCCAGCCTCAATGCCAATATAATTAGTAGAGTCTCTGCCAAAGGTGACGTTCATGGTCCCACTAGCAGTGGACGTCCCATTAACGTAAATTTTTACAGTAGTGCCTGACTTTACAAAAGCCAAATGCGTCCATTGGTTATTTGGGACTGCGTTTCCTGCAGTGCCTACGCCAATGCTACTGCTAGCTCCATTAGCGTGTAAGATTTCTGTGTCTTCTCCGTTTATGTAAATTTGCCAAGAATTTGTTGTACTATTCCAGTTATTATCTAAAATTATGCGATAGCCTGTTCCTGTACAATAACTCCAAAACTCAACAGTAAAATCGCCTGTTCCCATAGACAGTGTGCTGTCATCTGTAAGCACAAGGTAATCACCAGTACCATCAAACTCCAATGACCCCGTGCCGTACTTTTTAACGGCTGTATCAATCTGAGCATTACCTACAGTATCTAAGTTGTTGATACCTGATCTGTCGTAGATGCCAGCGTCTTGGAAGTTTAGTAGTAACTCTGTGTTGGTTACTGCGGTAAGTGGCGCTGTAGGAGGGGTAAAGTCGGAGGTGTATAGGGCAGTGCCTTTAATTACTCTTGCGTCACTAACGTAACCAGCTTGATCGCCTCCGTCCCTAAGCTGAGACATCATTAGTATTTTTCTTGACGATAAACTACTACTAAAACTTAAATTTGAGCCTTGTTGAACCCCGTCTACAAAACCCCTTAAAGTTGTACCTTCTCTTGTAACTGCAAAATGATGCCAAGCATTGTCGTTGTAGTTTGTCGTTGTAAAAATATAATTAGTTATTTCATAAGTAAACTGAAATCTGTTGATATTGTTGTCATGCGTCATTACCCTCCAAGCACCAGTAGCACCAAAAGCGTCTAATGTTCCGATAATGCAAGGATAACGAGCAGGTTGTGAACCGCCGTTGTACCAAAACTCAATAGTAAAATCGTCTGTTCCGATAGCAGTAAAATTGGTACTAGATATTAGATAATCGTCAGACCCACCAAAATACGCAGACCCACCATCAGTCGTTATGTCCCTTGCGTCATCATCCTTGAACGGACTGAACGGGGTTACTTTGGGGGTTCCTGTTAAATTAAAGGTATCGCCTATAGAACTGTTATCTACAAAACGATTCGACTGACAGGTTAATAGTTTAGTATTTGTAATATCTGTCAGCGGGGTAGTGCTAGGAGTAAAATCTCCTGTGTAAACAGCAGATCCAACAACAAGCCTAACATTTGACAAATACCCTACGTTGTTAGGAGTACTTCCTCTTCCAGCACCAATGTTAATTTCTCTTGTGCCGTAGTTGTCGGTAGCAGTACCCTCTCCAACATTGACTCCGTTAACATAAACTTTAACTTGGTTAGTTCCAGTACCTTCTCTAACAACGGCAACGTGCGTCCACACGCCCACTTCCATTGTATGAGTCGTAGTAATATCTGTTGACGATACTTTACGAAATACCAAATTGCTTGATACAAGTCGAATAACCCAGCTACTTCCAGTACTCCCATCTGTCGCAACAAAAGAAGCGTCCGTATCTTGCCCGTCCCAGTTTATCCAGCACTCTATCGTAAAGTTGCTTGTACCAATATTAATCGTGCTATCTGTTTGAATCTCTGATGATCCATCAAAATAAACAGACCAATTATCCCCATACGGACTAAAGCTACCCTGTACTACAGAGCCAGTCTCAGTAACCGTAAAGCCGTTGGTAGACGAATCAGTAAAGGTTTCATTGTCATCACCGCTAGTACCATCACCGTCTAACAACAGGACAACATTGGCGAAATCATCGTCACCAGTGTCAGCCGCACCAGCCGCACCAGCAGTAGCCTGAATTAACTTTCTAGAAGCTAGACTCATCCGAACGCTTGCCCCGCTGTAAACCCGTACCAGTTAGTACCACCGTCATGGGTTATAAACACAAAGTAATCAATCGCTGATGCCGTAGCTGTCAACGTAGGCGCTGTAGCACTAGGCCAATCAACAGACGTAGGCCACGTTACCGTGTAACCAGAAGCACTAGCGTCCTGCACAATCTTGAGAGTAAACGCAGATACGTTGCCGCTAGCCGCTGAGTTACTAAACGTAAACGTAGTGTTCTCTGTCAGCGTGTGGCTAAAGTTTGTGCTGGTCTGAAGGTCTACAGTCGTAGAGTTTGAGCTAGACGTAACAGCCTCGTACTTTTCTGATACACCATCGTTAAACGTCACGACTCCGTTAGCATCTGTTGTAACAGCCTTGGATGCTTCTGTTGATCCGACTGTTGTAACATCAAGATAGTTAAGCTCTGCTGTCGTAGCTGTAACACCGTCTAACAGATTGATTTCTGCCGCTGTACTAGTGACACCATCAAGAATGTTTAGTTCTGCCGCTGTAGCAGTTACGCCGTCTAAAATGTTTAACTCTGCCGCTGTAGACGTTACCGCTGTACCACCAAGGGTCAACGTGCCTGATGCTGTTAGATCCGTAAACGTACCAGCCGCCGCTGTAGTACCACCGATAACACTGTTGTCTACAGTGCCACCAGAGATAGTCAGGTTGTCAGCAACGTAAGCATCTGCAATAGCCGTCCCTTGCCAAGTACCTGTAGCAATAGTACCTACTGCTGTTATCTGCGTCTGAGAAGCATCTACAGACAAAGTATCACCAGTAAGCGTAAGACCAGTACCATCTACCAAAGCTGTCTTAGAAACGCTTATAGCGGCACTAGCGTTGATGTCATCGTTGACAATAACACCAGACCCAATAGCGGCTACCCCTGTGTCAGCAATCGTTACGTCGCCTGATACTACGTTGTCAATCCAAGTAGAAGTACCAGTGTCGTAAAACAACAATGCGCCATCAGCGGGTGAAGTAATGTTAGTGTCTGTTAGTTCTGCCAATGTGTCGGCTGAAGCAACCTGTGAGTCAACGTAAGCCTTTACAGATTGCTGTGTAGGAATAAGAGTTGCGCTGTCAGACGCCATGTTGTCTTCGTCAACAAACGCTGTAACTGTAATTGTACCGTCAGACAGGTTACCAAACGTAACTGTGCCTGTAGTGTTCAGAGATGTTGGTGTTGTACCAATCTCAATAACTGTACCGCCAGAGTCTTCTGTGTACAGTCTTTTGTTAGTCAGATCAAACGCAGGTTCACCTTGGACTAGATCACCAGCCGTAGGCGCTCCTGATCCGTTCTTTAGTTTAATAGTTGTTGCCATCACCTACTCCAAGAAAAACGAGCAAAAGGAAAAGGGGGCCATTGCGACCCCCGTAGAGAGTAGCTTACTCGTCGCAAACAGCGAGGATGAATCCTGCTTCGGGACGGTAAGTCTCAACACCGTACAGCGTGTCAGACGTAAACAGCGTAGACAGGTATTCCTGCTTGTACTGTGTCTGAGAACGTACAGCCAGTTGCTCTGCCATTACCAAAGCATCCTTGTGGAAGAACAAGC